CGATGGCTGTATCAGCCACTGGCTCGCTGCTTGGGAGAATGAACTCAAATTGAAACTCGCAACACCGTTTGACTCGGTGTTGTTCGACGTTGACTTCCTAATCCGTCCCTCGCTCGCAGAGCAGATGGCTGCGCTTCGCACTGGTGTAGAGGCGGGAATCATCACGCGAAACGAAGCGCGCGCGCGACTCGACATGCCGCCGATCGACGGGCTCGACGATCCGATCGTGGCTCTCAACATGGGTACGGGCGGTGGCCAAACGAATTTAGGGAAAGATACCTCGGAGGACGTCGATGATTTCTCGTCGTGATTACTCGTCGTCGCCGACGATGAACGGTCGCACGCTCACAGGGCGCGCGGTTGTGTTTGATTCACCATCGAAACCGATCACCGAACTCGGCCGCACGTTTGTAGAGCGAATCGCGCCAGGTGCGTTTGGTTCGTCGGCATCGGGTGATGTCAAGCTCTACTACAACCACGATCAATCGATGCCGCTTGCGCGCACCAAGTCGGGCACGCTCACGCTCGATTCGCGCGCCGACGGACTCCACTACACCGCGACGCTTCCTGAAACCACGCTAGGTAACGACGTTCGAACGCTGCTTGAACGTGGAGACCTCACTGGCGAAATGAGTTTTGGTTTCTACGTCGTCAAAGACAAGTGGAACGAGAAACGTACCGAACGCATGGTTGAACAGGCGCGGCTTGTGGAAATCAGCCTTGTTCAAGACCCGGCGTATGACCTTACCTCATCAAGCCTGCGTTGCGTAAACGCGGCACTTACCGATGCCGTCGCGGCACGGCTTGAACTTCACATTCGGAGAATGAATCTATGGAACAGTTGAACGAACTCGGAAACCTCGCGCACGCTTACCGCAAGGAACTCGCACGAATCGACGCGAGCGGGCGCGATTCGCAACATGTCGACACGCGCGGACACGGCGAAGAGCGCGAGAAGTTCGCGCGCATGGATGCTGATCTCTCTGCGATCGAATCCGCTGCGCAGGATCGCGCTGCGCTTCGCGCTGCGCAGGATCGCATCAAGGCACTGGAGAACGCACCGCAGTACCAGGGAAAGATCGCGCAGCGAAACACTGCAGACATTGCGAGCGAGGAGTATTCCAAGCGTTGGCTCAATGCTCTCGTGCGTGGTGACGCACAAGAAATGCGTGTGCTTACAAACGGAACAACCGCTGCACCAGTTCCAACGGATATGGAACGCCGCATCGTCACGAAGATGTTCCAATCCTCGGTGCTTCGCCAGATGGCGAAGATCAACACGATCGATAGCAAGCGGACGCTGACGGTTGAAGGTTCGCTTCCTACATCAGCCATCGTGGCTGAAAACGGTGCTATCACCGCTGCAGATCCGACGTTTGCTGCAATTTCAATCAACCCAATTAAATTCGTTTGCGCAACAACGATGTCGATGGAATACCTCGAAGATGCCATCGGAACTGGTGGAATCGGATCGGGTTTCGACTACATCGCGGATCGCTGCGGAATCTCGCTTGCGAAGATTCAGGATGAGTATTTCACCATTGGTAGCGGTGTTGCTGCGACACAACCGCAGGGAATCGGTGACACCAGCGGCACGGCGTGGGCAAGCACGAACGTGGATAGGATCATCGCTCAAGGTGTTCAACTCGCTGAGGATGCTGCAGTCTCCTCGATCACGGGTGACAATCTGATTGATTGCGTCCACGCAGTCCCGCCGCAGTATCGCGTAGGCAATTTCAAGATCCTGACCTCGGATGCTGCGATCAAGAATATTCGAAAGATCAAGGTAAATACCACTGACTACGTTTGGAAGATTTCGGAAACCGCAGGCTTGAGCGGTGGAAACCCCGGAACGATCCTCGGGATTCCATACATGATTGGTGAGTATGTACCAAGCGTTGTTGGTGGAACAACTAGCGCGAACGTACGCGGAAACGCGCTCTTTATCGCGGGCAATTTCGACTACTTTGAGATCTTCGATCGCAAGGGAATTGAAACCATGCTTGATCCATACTCGGGTGCAGCGAATCAGCGTTCAACGCTGTACGTTCACACGCGAACGGATTCCAAGATCATGCAGCCCGAAGCTTTCGCAACGATCTACACGCTAAACGCATCCTAATTCCTCTTTCTGCTCTCCTGCACCGGAAACGGTGCGGGAGGGTTTATGGCAGCACTCCCAATCCCGCTCGACGTGCTCCGCACGCGCCTGCGCATCGAAGTCGAATCCGATGATGCAGACCTTGCAACGCTGTCTATTGCAGCGCGTGAAATCATCGAGCGTGAAACAGGATTGCACCTTTCGAGCGGCACGCACACAGCGAACATCATCCCCTGGCGACGATTCGTGCCGCGCGTGCAGCCAGTGGATTCCATCACCTCGATCACCTACACCGATGCAGCGGGTGTGACTCAGACTCTACCGGCCACCGATTATTTCATTGATAGCACCGATGAAATGCTTGCGGTTGGGTTCGATACCATCGTGCTCCCGAAGGCAAATACTTTCCCCACTGTTACGTACGTTGCCGGATATCAGCGTATCCCGCACGCACTGCAACAGTGCATCGTTGCGTTGGTCGGTTCCTGGTACTCCAATCCCGAAGCAACTAGCGTCGCGAGTCTGCAGGATGTACCGCTCTCGTATCGTTACATCCTGCAGCAGTTCTCAACGCGGGGGCCGTTGCGATGATCTCCGCAGGCCGCCTGCGTTTCGTAGGTCAACGCTACACCCCAAGCACCACGCAGGATGCGCTCGGCATGCGCACTGACGCGTGGACGGCACAAGAAACCTTCCGATGTGATCTTCGAAACGACAGCGCACAGGAACAGCAATACGCAGATGGTGTAGCAGTGATTCGATCCTGCGAAGTTCGCATGAGGTGGAACACCGCGCAGTCGATCAGCCTTTCGGAACTCGATCGAATCGCGGTGCGCGGGAAGACGCTGCGAATCCGCAGCATCATCAACCTAGATGAACAGGATGCCGTCGCTGTGATCGAATGTGAGGCAGTCGAATGAGCGTTGAATCCGCAGTACGCGCCATGCTCGCTGATACCGTTGGGGTGGCCTACGTTCCCGATGCGCGCGTAACTCACGGCTATCGATTGCAGGATTCGATTCTCCCTGCGATCACGTTTGAACTTGCACCAGTTGAAAACACCACCGTTGGCTCAGGGTTCTACAGCGTGGAACTTACCGCGCGCGCGATCGCTGAAACAACTATCGAAGCGATTGATATCGGAGAGGGACAGATCCGCGCAGCGATTCGCACCGGCAATTGGGATGGTGTGACTTTCAGCGCAGCGATCTATTTGGGGATGGTTGTGGAACCACCCAACGTGGGTGAAGGTGACGAATCCGAACCAGCAGAAGCCGTCGTTACAGCAACACTACACTTTTCGAGGTGACACATGGCAGGAATTAGTTCACAAGGATTGACGCTCACTTGGGCAACCGTGTCCGTAACCGGATTAGGAACGGTCACGATCAATACCAATCAAAGCATGATCGATACTACCGACGTGGCAACTGGTGCTTCAACCTTTATCACGGGCAATCGCAACACCACTGCGACTATCGATATGTTCTACGATCAAGGCGTTGCCGCTATGGGAACGATTGAAACCGCAGCGAATACAGGAGCAGGGTCTGCTACCGCTTTGATCACGCTTGCAAGCGGGATGAGTTACAGCGGAAGCGCGTTCGTTACTTCGTTCTCGGTAACTGGATCAACGAACGAAACGCTGCGCGCATCCATCACGCTTCAATTCACCGGAACGATCACGATCGTATGAGTATTCGTGACGCACTAACTCTGAAGGATTACAGCGCGACGTTGCCTGATGGCACCGCGTTCACGCTTCGTCGTCCGTCGGCACTCGACCTGGTGGAAGCGGTCGAATTTAGCAAGACATCACCCGAACGAATGTACGCGTGGTTGGTGCTCCGTCACCTGATGGAGGACGGCGCGCCAGTATTTGATTCGGTGGATTCGGTGTTGAACGCGGATGGTTTGGTGGTGGCTGAAATCGCATCTGTTGTGGAGTCGCTGTACAGCGAAGGCCGTTCCTAGATGAGGCTGCGCGGCGGGTGCTGCGCGCAGCGTTGAAATACAGCAGCACTCCGCTCGAATCACTAAGCGTCGTCGTCATCAATGTTGAACTTGAGATCCCCGATTGGAAACGCATCCGCAATGAGTTACGGAATCTCCGATCGCGCAATGGCCCGACAAGGCTTCAAGATTCAGTTCCAACTGAACGTGAAAGACTTGAAGGATATCGCTGCAATGGCGGAGAAACTACCGAAGGCAATGCGAAAAAAGATCGTCCGCAAGGGGTTGCGCGATTGGGGAAAAGCACTCAT